TAAGCACTGCAAAATTAAGTTCTAATTTTGAACTGACAAAATTTAGAGCCAAAAAACGTCAGAAAATTGCCGAAATATGTTTTATAACATAAAAATCGGCAGAAAATTCCGTGAAATTCCGCCGATTTCCAGCGAGTTTTCCGCGAAAACCGCTTTAACTGGCCTCTAGTGGCAAAAAACTTAGCATTTCTTTCTTTGCAAAAAAGAAAGTGACTGATTTACAGCCACTTTTATCTTTTCGTGATTTCCTCTGCAAATTAAGCCGGTTGAAACCTGTTTAAAAAACGCCCCGCGCCAGGCAGGTTGGCACGGGACGCAGCGGGAGCGGATGATTGAAGCAATCAGAATGTTCTTTCTCTAAATAGTGTCGGCAGCGGCACGGATGCGGTCAGACAGGTCGTAGAGAGCAGCCTGTAACTGCTTCGCCTCATCGGGGCTGAACTCGTCCTTGCCACCATTGCCGTTGATGCCATCCATCTTGTGGTACAGCCAGGAACTCGACTTGCCGAAATACCGGTGTGCGATGTCCCTCCATGTGATAGACAACAGGATATCATGCAATCTCATCTTCATAGTTGTCTGGGCATTGTTCGTTTCTTTTTTCATAATAAACGGTTTCAGTTGTTAATAGACGCTAGTTATCGTTCATTCTTTGGGCATTCTCAAAAAAAAGACCATTTAAAGACCCCCGCCGCTCGTGACGGGGGTCGGATGATTACTCATCCACTGGAGGCATTTCGACTAATTCGTCGAACAACTGTTGAGCATAATAAAGCAGTTCGTCATACCCGTTTGGATATGCTCTCCTGACATTCCGTATTGCCTCAATCAGTTCGAGCTCCTCAGCATTTAAATGATCTCTTGCCATAAGTACTTGTTTTATGACACTGCAAAGATAATACGATTTTTCGTATTACACAAACTTTTGTACGATTTTTCGTATTAAAAAGCGTTAAAAAATCCCGCAGGAGGGCATTCCCACGGGATAGCAGCCTGCGATCAGGCCTTGAGATCTTTAAATGCACCGCAAAATTGGGGAAGATATTGTAACTGTACAACATATTTGGGCAGAAAAATGCCGATTTATGCTATAAAACATAAAAATTGCGCCCCGCACTGCCCTCGATGGGCACCACGGGACGCAAGCAGGGAGCGGTTGGTTGAAGCAACCAGGAATGTCTAAACTGCATAATTCACATTATACTCATCTGGATAAATCACCTGGAAATCGTTGTTTAAGATAGATTTGTCATAAACACACACCTGTACAGGCGGAACCAGGTCAAAATATGCAGACTGCCCTTCTCCAGGCTTAAATTTCAGGCGCTGGTCTCTGAGAAAATCATCTCTGTTGGTCGAATTATGACCCTCAACACGCACTGCCTTGTAATCATCTAGAGCTTTGATCTTTTTCATGTGCTCAAGAACTGTCCTCACAATCATTGAATTCTGTCCATAAGCACTTTTCATTGTCAAAGTATATTGTCTGACAGCATCAATCATTCCAAAGTCAGCAAAAAGATCAAGAATCTCTGGATTTCCATCAATATCTCCTGTTTGCCGGCAAATCATATAGGCCCCTGGATACGAATTCCTACCCCACCAATGGGCCAAGTCAATAAAATGATGCCAAAAGTAGTAACCAGACCCTAACCAAGCATCGCTGCGCGTGCATTTATAGGGTCCATGCTCCTCAACCTCATCAGGGTTGTTTCTATCTTCAAGTGTCTGATAGAGAACGTCAGTCATTCTGCACCAGTGAATTCGCTTTCAAGATTTCCTTCAAAGAAATGAGGTTTAACGTTGGCAAAATCATCGGGCTAATATTTGCTTGCAGGGTGAGTGTACTTACCATTGAGCGAATATAGGGGAACATTATGGCGATGCAGTTGCCGTAAAAGAAATCAGGAAGTTCGCCAAACGGAACAGGCTCATTGAACTTGAAAAAAGCCACACAATTAACGTGAACAACCGATGTTCCTTCACTAAGACCATCAAAAGCAAATTGTAACGTAAACAACCCCTTCTCCTGATCATATTTACCTGAAGGAGAAAAGTTCGTATCAATAGCCGCTTCCGGTTTAATGTTGTGAAGATTCAAGACCACTTCATCAAAGAAGTAGTTTTCCAATGAAAAAACTGCTCGTTCTGCCATATTATGCTGCAAGATTAAGTTCCACACTTACGTCAAATGAGCAGTCAGCATCATTAATATGGTAAACCACCTGCGACTCATTTTTGTTACCCATTTGTTCGTATTCAAGTCGATGAGATGCTATCTCAAGTACATCAAGCATCTCAGGCCCCGAAACATTATACTGCTTCAGTTCCTCCCAGTCTGCTTTGAGTTGTTCCTCTGTTGCAGATGCGAGATAAGCATTCAATTTTTCAAGAATAGGATGCATAATTAGTTGGTTATTAAGTTGTTGTTAGTGTAATTTCTTCATAAAAGGCGATATTTCGCCATGCAAAGGTATGTATTTATTTGATAAGTTGTATCTATTTATTACTGAAAAAATACTTTAATTGAGTAAAAATATTATTTTGAGTAAAAAACATCCCATGAGAGGATTTTTTGCGTTTATCCCTTGTTCAGAAATGTTCAGAAATGTACAAAGTTGTACAAATTGTTACAAAATTGTGCAAAAATATTTACAAAATATGCTTTAAAACATAACAATTTGCGCACTGCCGTATGGATTTTGCCGTATCTTTGCGCCGTTTAACTTTTAAATACTGATTAAGATAGACAAGATATTTATTTCAAGACAAGCCAACCGATGGAAACTGTGGGCAGAGGACTTTGAGTCGGTCCACCTGTATCAAAACATGATGTTCGAAGCCGAAATCGACCCCGCAACCGGCAAAGCCTTTTGCCCGGTACGCAACGCGGCACTGAGTCTCAATCTGACCAAGAAGGAACTGCAGCGGCGCCTGCAAGTGCTCGAGCAGGAAGGGCTCATCCGCCTCGACGGCGAGAACTACGAGGTCCTGGAGTGTGAATACATCCGCTTTACACCGCCCCAGGACGAGGAATAACCCTCAACACCTGTAAGCAAAAAGAAGGCCCACGGAACCGAAACCGTGGGCCTTCTTTTTATCCTGAAATCTCACTAAATATCACACAAAGTGGAAATTGACCTGCGACAGTTCCTGACCGAACGAATGCAGTGATGACTCAATCTTCTTGGTCGTCTTTGCGCTCGGGCGACGGTAACCGCTCACATACTGCGACAACTGGCTCTGGTTGATGCCCGTCACACGAGACAGACCAGCCAAGGTCAATAAACCCTTGTAGTAAGCCAAGAACGAGGGGACATCATAAGAGAAGTCAAACTCAACTTCCTCAAAGTGTTTTCCCTCTTCGGCATACAATGCCTTCATGTCCTCATAGACCGCCTTGAAATCGGCAATCGTCTCCTCGATGGACGAACCTTCGCCGATAAGACCGTAATCCAGTCCGTCATCATCGGGCATATAGGCGCTGTAGTCGCCTTTGGGACCCTTCTCAATAAATACTTTCACGCGTTTCATACTCTTCATGTGTTTGGTTAATGGTTAATATGCTTTTGTTTGTTCGTTTCTTTTAAAAGCTAGCGGGTCATTTAAGACCCGACTGGCGCTTGATTGACCCTAGCGTTCCTGGCTTAACATCCTCACTCTGGTGGTTGCTTGTCGTGAAGGTCTTCCCCGTTATTGGGCTGTACCAGGCTGGGTGACCGGACACTTGCTTGTTCAGTTCGTAGCATCCAATCTTCTTGAGGGCTCGATGTAATTCACTATACTTCATTTCATCAGTATTTTGATTAACACCACAAAGATAATGCTAATATTTTTATTAGCATAATATTCCAGCAACTTTTTTTTCAAAAAAAGTGATTTTTGCCGCATTTTTTGACAGGTTTTGCCCCAAAATGGGGTAAAATTCGTCCAAAATGGGGTCTAAAACGGTCGAAAATGCACGATTACCACCCCAAAAAACGCATTTTTGGGGGTAAAATTTTGAGGTCATTGCACCTAACACGCTGATAATCAAGAAAACTTTTTGAAAAAATCAAAAATCTTTTTGTTCACTCTCGCTCCGAAATGCAGAACCGCTCAGAATCGCGAAGGCAATTACCGCCTCCCCGGTGGTGAAATGTGAGCCATCGGGCGGTTTGCAACCTGTAACCGTCGGCTGTGATCGTGACGGTGAGGTGATTCTGTCCAGCCGATATCGGATTGGAAAGAATTAGCCCCGCCGGGTCTCGCGATCGGGCGGGGCAAAGAAAGGATGGTGAACAAACCACACAGTGAAATCCAGGTTATTATTTCTTCTTGTTGCGGTCGGCCATGAAGCGGTCCACAAACGAGTCGGTGGGCACCTGGGGCGCACCCTTGAGGGCCTGCAGCCACTTGCGCCGCATCATCAGGTACTTGAAGGCGTCGCTGAAGTTGGTGGACAGCATGGGCAGTTTCTTGGGCTCGAGTTTCTCACTGCGCTTCACCTTGGCCACGATCTTGACATTGCCCCTGTACTTGACCTCTGCCTTAGCCAACTCGATACTGCTCACGAGTTCGCGACAGTTCACCGCATCGACGAGCAGCGAGGGCAGCATCATGTTGTCGCCGCCCATCAGTTCCTGCATGAAGGAATACTCGGCAGCCTGGCGTATCGTCGCCTGGTGGCGGCTCATCAGGTTCACTGTCCAGCCAGTGCGGCGCCCTGAGGCATCATACTCGATGGCCTGCTTGATCTTGCCGGCATGATCCTCGCCCTGGCGTTGGTAGTTGTTGCCAGCACGGTCATAGTACAGGTTGAGTTCCCGGCATTGATGGTAGCGGAAGAAGTCCAGGAACTGGTCGGCCAGTTCACGGAACCAGCGCGGCGGGATCTCGAACAGGTTCTTGTGGATGCGGTAGGTCTTGCCGTCCTGTTGGCCAATGACCAGTGACAACATGTTACCGAAGTCCATGCCCCCATCGATGGGCTCATTGGTATCCAGGTAACGCAACTCTCGCGAGTAGTAGGCGGCCTCACCGCTGACTGTGCCGTCGGAGTACTTGTGGCGCTCGCTGAACTGGACATAGAAGCGCAGATCCTTGCGCAGGCCCGGGCGCATACCCAGCACGCTCTTCAGGAACTCATGCAGTTCCAGGGTACCGTTATATAGGCGCTCGATATACTCGGGCGTCAGGATTTCGATGTTCACTAGGCTTGACGTGTTGATGAAGAAGGTCTGACCCTTGCGCAACTTCAGCAACGCTCGGTCATAGTAGGCTACCTTCTTGACCAGGCGTTTGACCTTGGCTCCGTTAAGCGTCTTCTTCAGGCGCTCGTTCACCAAGGAGGTGAGTATCTCGTTGCGGATGGCGGCAGCCTGGATAATCAACTCGATGCGGTCAGGGTCCATCTCCCCGGCATAACGGAAGAACCAGTCAAACTCCCCCTCGTTCACGTCCGGCATATCGGTGGTGATGGTGATGCCCAGGAACAGGTGGCTGCGCCCATAGGTGATGGCATCGCCACGCAGGATGGGCATCGCGCGGTTCACCTTGGTCTCCTTGGCATACTTAGCCTCATCAAAGAACAGGTGAATCACACTCTTGCCCGCCAGCAGGCTGGGATTGTCCAGCGACCCCAGGAACAGCACAGAGCCGTTAAAGAAGGTATACACATACCTGTAGTCATCCACAATCACGCTGCAGCGGCGGCGCCAGTCATCGGGGGGGCGCACACCTTTAATGTAATGCACCCCCTCGATCATGCCCATCAACTTGAGGCCGTTCTGCACGGCCGGCATGATGTTGTTCGTCAGGTTGCTGTAGGTATTGGCGACAAAGGCAAACGCCCCGCCCGGCATGTCATACACGCAGCGGTACAGCCGTCGTGCCTGGATGACGGTCGACTTGGCGGTACCACGCCCGCACACGGCGACAAACACCGTCGTGTCCACCCAGTCGGTGAGGACCTGCAGCGTGTGGCCGAACTTCACACCGATGTCATCGGTCGCCCTCGCTTTGCTCGCTAAACTCCTCGATGTCATGCAACATGCGTTTCTTGAGGTTGAACTGACTGATATTGGCATCCTCCTTCACCGATTCACGCACGAGTTCCGGCACCTCGGGGATGGCGTCGATGAGTTGTTCCACCTTGCGGCGGTCGGTAGCCGGCAAGCCCAGGTCACGGCGACTCGTGGTGTAGATGATCGTCTGCTGTTGGTTAAGCAGTTCCTCGGGAACACCGGGAGATTCCTGGTCGAAGCAGCCGCGCAACTCGGCTGCGAGTTTCATGTAACGCAGGGCGTTCTTGGCATCTCCCTGGGTAAACAACAGGTTGGCCCAGTTCTCAAGACGCTCAGCATAGAAGTTGCTCCATGCCCGGGGGCGCACATCATCCTGAGCCCAAAAGAAGTTCATCGAGTCGGTATACACCCGGCGCGCCATATAGTCACTCAGGCTGTAGGGCTCGCTCTTGAGCAGACGGATGATGCCGGCCTTGGTGACCACCTTGTTATTGAACTTGAGGCGGGCACGCAGTCCCCTCACCATCTCCATTAGGTCATAATAGCGGCGTTCAGCCTCGGGCAAGCCGTCAAGCGAGCCGGTACTAAGAACCTGCTCGATGAGCACCATGTCGATGCTATCAAAGTCGATGCGGGCCAGCGCCTTGCAGTCTTGGTTTGCGGATGCCATCTCTAAACTCTAAACTTTAAACTTTAACCTGCGAGCATAGCGAGCAAAATCACTGGTAGAGGGCAAGTTCATCGTCGTCCATCTGGTCTAATAGGTTGTTGAACAAGTTACGCCGCTGCACCTTCTGTAATTCGGCAAAAGCGTCCACATCGCCCTTGGAGGCCGCACTGTGAAGGCTCATCTGTGGCAGGGCCGCCGTCTCGATCACTCCCTGGCGGATGAGTGCCGCTACTGATGTCCCAGGTGTGGCAGCGTCACGCTGGAACATCAGCGACTCGGCACGGTCGAGTTTCAAGGCTGCCGCCATCTGTGCAGGACGATAGCCCAGTGCTGCCAGTCGCCGGATATCTTCAGCCTGGTCTTCGGTCGGGCTGAACAGGTCAGCCGGTAACAGTTCACTCTTCGACATGGATGATGTGGTTAATCTCACTGATCTGAGCACTCAGGCTGTCGCGTCGTTCCCGCAGCATGATGACCTGTTTGCCCACCTCCGAGCGGTCACACGGATGCGACGACCGGCGGTTGATCTCATTCCATCGTTGCAGTTGGGCGTTTACCTGGTCACGCTCAGCAATCAATTTTTTTTTCGCTTCTCCAGTTCCTCACGCAGGGCGGCACTCTTGGCTTCCCATTTGGTTAGGGCCTCGCGGGCGGCTGTGATCTTTCCCTCATCCTTGGACTTCTCGGCTTCCTTGAGGCGCTTGCGCTGCTTGCTGGTGTTCGCCTGGGCGCTGCTGTAGCGGCGGGTCAGTTCCAGGTCATCCATGGCGGCTACCGTCTGAGCCTCCTTTAAGGCACCCAATTTGGCGCACTTGCCCAGCACTTCGCCGTGTGCCTGGTAATACTCCAGTTCTTCCCACATCTCGCGGTTCGCCAGGTAATTTTCAACACATTCCTCAGCCAGGCGAGCCGCCTCATTCAGGTCTGCATCGTCGGGCATGGCCGCCAACTTGGCGTGGGCATCCTTGTATTTGCCCAGGGCCGTGAACATGTCGCTCACCAGCACCTTCAACTCATCAGGGCAATCCGGCTGGTCCAGGAACTTGAACTTCTCCCGGAACCTGATCATCTTCTTCACCGTCGGCGACAGTTCTCGATATTTCTTCTCGGCTTCCTCCAGGCGCTCGGCTAGATCGTCACGCTCAAGTTCCAGATCGTCACGCTCGGCCTCAAGATCGTCACGTTCCTCCTCAAGGTCGTCCATGGAGCGCACGCGTTCCTGGAACTCTTCGGTGAACATCTCATCGACCGTCACGCCAAATTTGTCGGCCAACTCCATCAGTTCGCCTTCAACGTCAACAGTATGTGTGGGCTGCTTTGGAGCAGGTGCTGCAGCGACACGTTTCAATTGAGACAATTCTGCAGGTGTGATGCCCGCAAGCTTGCGCAGTTCTTCCACCAGGGTGATTCTCAGATCGGCCGTCTCCATGCGGTGCATGAAGGTCTTGCGCAGCATCAGGTTGTGGCCATACTTCAGATACAGGGCAACGCCCGCCGCCCATGGGCGGGGACCCTTCAGATAATTGATAATCTCCTTTCTCATGATGTTTATTCTCTTTTGTGAAGGAAGTTAATTTCCTCCACAAAGTTACACCCCGGTAATTACCACCCAAAAGACAAAAAAAGAGCGCCCTTGATAGGCGCCCTTGATAAACCAAATTGTCAACCGCGATTCTGAGGGCTATGCCTCGTAGCGGCTCTGCTCGATCCACACGATGGCGTGCTCGCCCTCGGCTGCCTTCTTGAAGGCCTTCAGCGTCAGCAGCGAGCCCTCGCTGCCGGTCCACGTCTTGCCTTCTTTCAGCAGGATGTCGGTGGCCGTCGCTACCGTCGGCGATGTGCCGCCGCAGCCCACCAGCGTCACGATGGCACCATGGTTGCCGCCGGTGATAGTGGCAATCACTGCCTCACCGCTGCTCAACTGATAACGCCCGTCGCCGCCATAGGCGACACTCGTCGAGCCGCCGGTGACGGTGGCTACAGGCTCGCTCAGAGGAACAGTGCCCTCATAGATGGCAATGTCGTCGCCCTTCATCGCCTGCGTCAGCGTCATCTCGTTCATGTTCTGCTCGCTGTTGCCCGTGTAGGACGACGTCAGGCGCATCGGGTTGCACGGTAAGCCCAGCATGTCGGTCGCCTTGCCGCTGCAGTAGCGCACAAAGGCGATGCAGTTCCTGCCCAGCCAGTTGGTCTTGAACTCGCGCACCTCGCGCTCGTTGCCGGGGTGGTTAAACTTCAGCGACGGGGTGTAACCTTCAGCGTCGGGGTCACCCTCGCTCGCGCTGGTCAGTTCCACAGTACCGGGGGTCATGTAGATCTCGATGCCATAGGCACCGGGCTTCAGTACCACGTCTTCCTCCACGACCACGCCGGCCTCGTTGCGGTTGGGGAAATACGCGATATCGTCAATGTCAATCAGCACCACGCTGTCACGGGGATTCAGGCCCTTGCCGGGAGCGCCGCTCGGGCGCTTCACATCTGCTTTGATATACATAATCTGTTATCGTTTTAATGGTTCTTGATGTTACAGTAGTCAAATGGCAGGGAGCCTGATGGCTCCCATGCCAGGGGAGGTTACCCACGGGCAACCTCATAGAACTTGTTGTCGTCGGCCTTCACCAGTTTGATCCACTTGCCCTCGCTCAGCGTCATCGCGGCGGTCAGCACGAAGTTGCCGCCGTTGGCGATCGTCGACGCGTTGGCTGAGCCATTACCGTAGATGGTGTAGACCACACCCTTCACGGCATCGTCCAGCGCAGTGATCGCTGTGGCCTGGGTGTTGGCGTTGGTCACAAAGGTGTCGGCACCGTCAACGCTCGGAGTCGTGTCGTCGGCGTCGAACTGGAACGCGTCGCTCGACGACGTGCCGCGCTCAATCTCGATGAACTTGCCGTCACTGCGCTTCATCAACTTAATCCAGTCACCCTCGCTGGGAGACCAGGCAGCGCTGATGAGCGAGAACTTGCCGCCCTTTGCGATGGTCACGCCGGCATCGGTGCTACCGCACTTCAGCGTGATGACCTTGCCCACCTGGGCGTTCTCGATGTCGGTGATGGCCAGCGTGCTGCTGTTGGCCACCGTCAGGATGCTCGTGTGCAGTGTCGCGTTGGGCTGCTTGTCAGGCTCGGCCTGTACAAAGTAACTTTCGGGACGGTCATACTCGTTACACCAGATCAACTGCCTGGAGCCGTCCATCTGGCTCTTGTCGGTGTACTTGAAGCCGACGGCACGGGCCCAGATCGACTCCTTCCAGTTGCTCCACACCTTCAGGGTCCAGTCCTGCTGCTCCAGCGAGAAGCGCGTCATCTCGCCGCTCAGGTGCTCAAAGCAATGGATGTTGCCGTCCAGAGTCCAGATCAGGCGGTGGTGGTTGTCTGCGTTAGGAACCGACACGATGCGCACGCTGGGATACTCCTTCACGTACATGATGTCGGCGGTGTAGTCCTGGTTGGTGCCGTAATGGGCCTCGTTGTACTTGTGGTACCACACGATCATGTGGCTCGGCATGTACAGGCGCAGGTTGCCACTGTCGCGCACGACGGCGGGAATCTGGCTCGTCATCTGGTAGATCTTCTCTCCGATGTTGCCCACGTTGATTTCGCCGGCAACGAAGGGCTTAATCTGGTAAACGGTGTTGCCGTTGTTCACGTCAACAAAGCCGTCAACCTTCTTGCGGATGAACTCATACAGGCCATCAGCGGCCTCCATGGCACGACCGGGAGTGTTCAAATCGGGATCCTTACGCACGCCGTTGATGCGGCGCTGCTCACGCTCGTTGTGCAGTTTCTTGGCGGTCTCGGCAAGCAGGTACTCGATGAATGACCACTTGATGGGGTTCGAGCCTTCCATATTCAGGCTGCCAATCCAGATGCGCTCCAACTCCTTCAGGTTAGTGAACTTGTGGGCGAACATCACGCTGTACATGCGCAGCGTCTCGTTGTCGAACTCGTAGTCGCCCTTCACCACCTGGTCAAAATCACTGGCGGTGTTGTCGGCCTGCGAGAACTCACCAAGCCATACGTTAACCAGCGTGGCCAGATCCTGGTAGCCGCTCTCCAACGGGAAGATGCGCTCCAGGCTAGGCAGCGTCATCAGCAGCGACTGCAGACGGTCCTGCCAGGGAACGCGGTAGAATGCGCCCAGGTCGGCCTGCAGCCTCGAGTAATCGGTGCTCGATGCCATGGGAGCCGATACCATGATGCCACGTCTTGCAAGCAGCGCGGCACGCGCGCGCTGGTTGTAGGCACTGTCCATCGAGTACATCTCGCCCTCAAGGCCGCCCAGTTGGCGCTCGTCGTCCAGGTTGAATGCCTGGGCAGGAGCGGCAGCGGTGTGCTGAGCACCCTCACCGGGGTCACGCTCGGCGGCGTCGGTCAGCGCCGTGATGCGCGCCTTCAGTTCCTCGATCTCCCTGGTCTTGGCCTCGATGGTCGCCTGGGTGGTAGCCTTGTCGGCCTGCAAGGCCGTCAGTTCGTGCTGGGCGGTGGCAAGACGGGTGGCGTTCTGCGACAGCAAGCCGCGCAAGGTCGCCAACTGCACGTTCTCAGGCTGCTCGCCGCCTTCACCATCACTCTCGCCCTTGAAGTCCTCGGCCAGGGCCTTGGTGAAGCCGGTAAGGAACTCCTCGCTGAAGCCCATGGTCTTCAACTTTGCGATTTCCTCATCGGTCACCGTCTGCGTGCCACGCTCATCCTTGTGCCACTCGCTCAAGCCGAGCAGCGCCAGGATCGTGGCAGCGAAAACTTTGAATCTGTTCATTTCGATGATTTTTAAATTGTTTATAATTCTGTTAATAACTCGTTGTTTTTATATCAGTTGGTTGGCTTGATTGGCAGTGGCGCGCCCCAGTACCCAGGTGACTGCATCCTGCAAGGTGCCCACCTCGTCAACATAGCCCAACTCCAGTGCCTCAGCACCTGTGAAAATCTGCCCGCGGAACAGCGGCAACTCGGAATCATATTCCACTCCCAGGTTGACAGCCACGGTCTGGGCAAACACCTCATGTAGTCGCTCCAGGTGCTGCTTGATGGGATCCTCATCACCTTTTTCCTCCAGTGCACGGTACTCGTGGTTCTTCAGGTCGGCACTGTCCGGGTAGATGTCCCGCACATCGATGCCATTCTTCTCGAAGTACTTTTTCCAACTAGCCCATGTCACCATCACACCTACGCTGCCTACCTCGCAAAGCGGTGAGGCAACGAAAATGCGGTCAGCACTCGTGCCGATCCAGAAGTGGGCACTTGCCATTATGCCGGCAACGAATGTCGCAACCGGCTTCGTCATGTCCTGGATGGTAGAGGCAACCACATCCACATGGGCCACCATGCCACCCGGGCCGTTGATCCACAGCACCACGCCGCAGATCTTCTCGTTCTGTTCTGCCATCAGTAGCCAACGCTCCAACGCAAATGTGTTCCAACTGTAAAGCACACCTTCAAGTTCGATGACGGCAACGCTCCCTTCGGGCAGAGTCTCGTCGTCGAGTTCCCAGCGGCTCACGAGATAGGTGGGATCTGTGGCATACGCCTTCAGCGTGCTTCTGTTGAGTTGGGATTCGGCCTGGTCCAGGTGACCCTGCATGATGCAAGGCAGCAGCAATGTGCTCAACGCCTCAAAATCCTTGGGCGTGATGGCCCATGAACCCGTGAAAATTTCCTGTAAATGCTTCATAGGCGTAACTTTTTACCGCAAAACTACACCTATATATAAAATCAGAAAAAGACCAGTAAATGAATTAGTCAATCAGATACGGGTTCGGCTCCACACCGCTGCACTCCAACTGGCACTCATACAACCCTCCCGCTATCGAGAAGGTGAAGCGCATCGGCCAGTCCAGGGTGCCCGCCACACGGTTTCGCCCATGCTCATCAACGTAAATCGCAACTATATCATCCGCTGTCAAGGATTTCAGCAACTCCGTCCGCTCACGTGACACTTGACCCAGCCTAAAGGCTATTAGCTTGTGGTACAGTCCCTCTTCTGCCGTGTCCGTCGGCTGGATGCTTCCAGGAACTGCTTTCATCTCCATGCCCAGGTCGGCCGTCAAGATGTAAGCCCCGCCACGCAGAATGCCAAATGAGAAAATCTTCTTAGCGTTCAGCAAACGCAAACTATGTGCACCACTCACCAAAAGGTTTTTGTTTTCAATCGCTTCCATATCCTAACTCTTTAATAATCAATCATTCAGCATTTTTACTGTAAAAAATGGACAAAACACCCCATTTGGTAGGTTATTTTCTGCCCTTCGAGCCACCCTTTTTATAACCCCTCTTCAGCGTCCGGCGCTGAGCGTCACGCCACCGCTGGTAATTCTTTAGCAAAGCATCCTCACTTATGCTCTGTAGGGCATAACGGCGCATGAACACATACACACTCTCCAGAAAAGGAATGCCTCGCAGGTGCTTCGCCTCGTCAAGCGTGTCGTGAAGTTCAGCCCACATCATCACCTTCATTCGGCGCTCCAGGATCTTTACACTGTCACCCGAGAACCAATTGTATGTTTCCGGCGATTTCCCTCCCTTGTTGTTCGCGTCACGACGGTCTGGGAGGCAAAATGTCAAGTTACCACGGTCAACGCCGGCCGATTTCGGACGGCGCTCCATCAGGTCATAGATCGTCACATAGATATCCAGCGACCGGGGAAAGTGCACGGCACCATATTCGGTGTCGAAAAACTTCCCGCGGATGTATTCCGCTACATAAGGCTCTATCTGGATCGTCGCTGTAGTCATGGGAAATTAAAGGCAAAGTTAGGAAAAATTTCCCATATTTTAAACAAAAACGGTGAATTATTTACCATGTCGAGGAATGAGCGCACCAGGCCTCAGTTATTTTTAGTCCAAAATATTTGCAACTTTGCAACTTTGCAACAGCGACACCCAAACCTTTGAAACTCTGTAACTTTATAACCGTTACACTTTCCGCACCCCTTTCTGTAACCTCATTTCAACTTTGCAACCGGCCACCTTTCCCGCCCGTTTTGCCTCCCTCCAAGCCTGCTGTTACAACCCCGCGATTTTTTATAACCATTTGTAACCTCTACTTGTAACCTTTTTGTATCTTTTCAATCTCTTGTTTATCAACACCTTTTGGGAAAAACGAACAGTCGTTATAAAGTTACAAATATTTTAGACAAAATAACAGGGTGGGGAAGGGGGAGGTCTCGGCCACCAGGGCAAAAAAAAGAGCCGGGCGACAACCATCGCACCGGCCCACAACCTAAAACAAACCAAAACGAGCGGCACCAAGTCACGCTCTGCAATTCTTAAAAGTTACCAATCTCATCTCCATAAAAGTTACCTCATGACGCCCCATCGGTCATGTCATGTGGGCCCAGGCTCCGCCTGGGTGATACTGCAGCCTGACGTCAATACGGCGCCTGGCCATCATCATCGTCTTCCCACAACGATTGCTCTTCAGGAGCCGATTTCGGCTTCAGATCCTCCCACAACGGCGGCTCGTCATCATCTTTCTTCACCTCAGCACCCACGCCCTTTAGGTAAATCATGTCCTTGGCAATACCTTCCACCTTTCGAACAATACGACGCCCCTTGGCGTTACACATCTCCAGCGGATTCAGGTCTTCAACGTAGGGGCACAACGCCACAAAGGCCTTCAGCGACTTGGTGAACTTCTGCATCGTGATCTTATTCACGCCGGCAAACATCTTATACGCCAGGAACGCGTCCTCGCGCACAATCTCTTTATTGATGTTACCGCTGCTCTCCGAGAAATAGAAATTCGCCCAGTCCTCAAAGTTGGCGCCCATGTCGGCCTTCCACTTGCGCTTCACGATATTGCCCATCGGTGGCAGCAACTTGATGCTCTCACTGGCCAGCGACAGGTAGAACTCAGTGCACTGCAGGAAAAAGTTGATATCTTGGTTCCATTCCTCATCGGTATAGTCCTGCCCGAACAGGTCCTTCCCGAAGTCGTCACGCACACCACGGCTCTCCAGGTAATCGTTCGTCTCCGTCTGGATATGATAGTAGTCGCCAAACACCATGTACAGCAACCTCGCGTCAGTCGACGGGTCGAAGTTATAGGGCACATAGTTCGTCGAGAAAGCCAATTTCGGACTCTCCTGGAAAGGAATGTTATACGACTGCGAGTACTTTGGGTTCACCGTCATCTCGCTCGTGATCAGGTCATAGAACAACCCGATATTCAGGTAACGGTCACAGTCGTCGATAAACAGCAGGTCGGTGTGACGCGTCACCTGCTCGTTCCAGTGGTTGTTGTCCATCAACTTGGGATTGCGGCCACTCAACTTCACACTGTTCAGGAACGTCTTGATCAAGGCAAAAATCAGCGACTTGCCGCTGCGGCCGTTGCACTCGCCCTCGTCGTCGATCTTGTTGTCCATGGCATAAGGCGCCCAGGCCCTCGACGGCGACTTGAAACGGTGCAGCGTGTAGCCGATAGAGAAAATCTTGTTGATCAGGTTCTGCTTCTGCTCGGCAATCTGCTCGGCTTCCAGGTTAGGACCCTCGATGTCAAATTTGTGCTCGCGGCGATACTCGGCGGCCTCATCGTCGCTTAGGTGCTCCAGATTCTTCTCCAGCTCCTCGCGCCAGTAGATGCGGCTGCTGTTGATGATGTAGTCAAACACCTTCGATGACCGCGAATTTACCTTGATGTCAAAGCGCGGACCGTTCAAGGTCTCCTCCCTGGTGATGCTGAACAGCGGCGGCAGCAACTTCACCCGGTGAGGCAGCACGTTCTTCGACCACACGTAATGGTCCAGGTCGGTGCTCGTCCCGCGGTGCTCGCGGATGCCCTGGCCCGTCACCTCCATGCTCGATCCCTCAAAGAAGAAAATCTGGCTCTTAGCCGTGTAGTTCGTGAAGTCCAATTCAATCTTGCCCATGTTGTCAAGCACCAGGTCGCTCAGCCTGGTCGTCGTCATCAGCACATTGCGCAACTCGCGCGGCAGGAAGTTCTCCTCGGCCCACTGGTGGATAAAGTCGCGGATCTCGCTCGTCTTCACCTCGGTCACCACATTGCCCACAATACGCACATACTGCGACGTGCCGGCCATCCGGTCGTGCAACTTGTGGAAACCGTTCAGCCGCAGGAAATACAACAGGCACACCGAGTCCACAGTGTATTCCTTGGCACCCGTTTTGCCGTTCACCTTCTCAGTCCAGAATTTAGCCGGCAAGGCAACGGCCGTCAAATTCTTGAAGTCCTTGTATTCGAGGCGCAGCTCAATCCAGTCACGGAAGTCCTTGCGCGGCTTGCCCCGGCGGTCACGGTACTGGCCAATCCAGGCCGGCAGCCACACCGTGTGCACGTCCAGGAAACGCAATGCCAACTCGGTGCCCTTGGCACGACCCGTCGCATCGATGTCCGGGATGTTGTATAGCACCTCCACATATTTCATGATCTCGCGATACTCTTCATCGCTCAACTTATACGTCTCCGAGTTGAACCAGATTGGGAAATAACCCAGTGACCGCACGCAGATCGCGTCGCGCTCACCCGAGCAGATGAATGCCTCAGGCAGTTTCTTCTCGCGGTAAGGCTTGTCCTCGTTAACAGGGTCGCTCTCCCACAACTTGCGCTCGCTCTCATTGTAATCCGCCCAGCGCTGGTGCAACTCGCTCAGGCCGTTGATATAGTCCTTGGGCTTCACACCGGGTGGCGTGTAACTGAAGCGGAACTCCTTCTTCGGGTTCAGCGGCTCATAGATCTTATAGAAGATAACATCAGGCTTGCCGTCCTTGCCTTTCTCAACCAGGCATTCGCGCATGAAGATAGGGTAGGTGTCGGTCGAGTGCTTCTTCTTCAGCACGCGGTTCTTGACAGGCAGACTCACCCATTTGGCTAGGTACCAGTGCAGCGCCTTCATGTGCTCAGCCTTGACGCGTGGACCCATCACAGCAAGATGCTCTGCAGTGAAGTCCTGCGAGAGCTCGTAGTAGCGTTTACCCTCGAGTTCGTCCTGGTTGGCCGCACGTTCACTGAATTCCGGACAGTTGACCGACTTGTCGAGTTCGTCGGTCACGTTGAAGATGCCCGCCAGTTTGATGATGGCCTCGCTGAAGCGCAGACCGTCAACATCCATGCACACCTCGATGGGGTCGTGCTCCCTGGCATCATCGCCAAAGTCGATGAATTTCCAGACACCGTTTTTCCCCTTGCGCAGCATGGCAGACGCGTCATCCTCGCTCTCGCGGGCCTTGAACTTGTTTTTGGTGCCAGCCACCTCCCTCGCTTGTGGGAAGTAGTATAAGAGAATATCAAGGCCGTCACCGGTGGCCTCGTATAGCATTCTGGGCGTGATCATAACGAGTCGGTTCGATTAGGTTGGTTGTATCAGGTTGTTTGAAAGGATCAGCAAAGAAACGTACAAAGCACAGCGCACCAAAAGACCGTTACCCCCCCCGTTTTCAGCAAACAGGTGCAGCAGGTTATACTCTATGCCGTAACCGAGGGACACAAGGCGACGCTCCATCAGTTTTGACCGGTTTGTAGGGTCATCAGGCATATAGCAATAATGATTGCGGCCATCAAACCGATAGCCTTTCTTCTTCATTCTGTAGCGTAGCCCGTAAATTTTGCGCTTTCTCCTGTCAATGCTCAT